ATTTTCCAAACGAAGGGAATTTTACAGAACAGGTAAGCTATGAGGGAGTAACAAATCAAACACCCTCAGCATTTTTCAAAATTGATCCTCCTGAAAGCGGAATAGTATTACGAAGAAAAGATTTCGCAGGAGGTTCTTTTCCTACTGAAGTATCAGGAAAGCGTATTTTATCAGTTGAAGCATCCGTAAATATAAATTATGGACATATTCCTGCATGGGGAAATTTTTATACAAACTACAGTAGTTATGTATCTGTTCCATTAGACATTAGTTGCACATTTGAAGTTTTAGATTTGGGTCAAAACAATTCTTTAAATGATTTATATACCAATGCAGACAATGGTCAAAAAATATTTACAAGTCATTTATCTAATTCATCAATTGTTATCAATTCTGGTGGACCAACTATAGACTTAGGTGGTGAAAATTTCTTATCCAATATAGAAAGAAGTGGAGGTGACGCTGGACAAAACAATTATTCAGTTTACAAAGTGACCTACAAAAATACCAATAACTACTTCACAGTATCGTGAGACCAACAATGTCAAGATCAAGAACAAGAAAAGAAGCTCAAAAAGCAAGAACAACTGCCGTAACTAACCCACATCGTAAAGTACTTCAGCCTAAAAGTATAAATCAAGAAAATTATATTATTTCAATGGTTGAAAATGATGTCACGGTATGCACAGGTCCAGCGGGATCTGGAAAATCATCAGTAGCAGTAGGATTAGCTTGTAGCTGGCTGTTGGAAAATAAAGTCGAAAAAATTATTATTACACGACCAACAGTTGAAAATGGTAGAGGTTTAGGATATCTTCCGGGAAATAAAGACGAGAAGATTCATCCGTACTTAGTGCCAGTTCTTGAAGAGATGGAACAATACCTTGGAAAAATGTTATTGACAAAATTTAGAGAAGCTGGTATAATTGAAATGTGTCCTCTTGAATACATGAGAGGAAGAAATTTTCACTACTCTTTTATGATTCTTGACGAGGCTCAGAATGCTACTTATGAACAAATTAAAATGTTTTTAACTAGAATAGGAATGTATTCTCGCGCCGTGATTAATGGAGATGCAGACCAATCCGATTTACCTCATAGTTTAAGAGGCGGACTAGAAAATGTATCTCAACGATTAGATGGCTTAAAAGGCATAGGCGTTTGTGAGTTAGACTCTACAGATATAGTTCGCAATCCAATCATCGGTCGTATTTTAGAAAGATTAAAATGAGAAAATTTTTAGCGCCAATTATAGTTGCTGCATTGCTATGCGGAAATCTAGCATTGTGCGAATCTAGGATGAGCGAGATATTGATAGAAGCAAGAGAAATTAACGAAGATTATATTAATTTTTATGAGCTTACAGTAAAACGAGAAGATTTAACAGATAAAAGAAAGATGGCTTATAAAAATAGCTTAAGAACTTTTATGATAAGAGCCAGCGAAGAAAATTTTAATAACCATCCTGATTTATTTGAAGGATTACAAGAGGAATAATAATGCCGATATATCACTATGCTTGCAAAGAATGCAAAGAGGAGTTTGAAACTTCTCACAGCATCAAAGAGCCATTGAGAAAATCTTGCCCTTTTTGCAATTTGAACGGACTTTGGGTTGTTTTAGATTCGCCTCCGGTTATAATAAACAAGGAGGTGAAGACCATTGGGCAATTAGCAGAAAAGAATGCTAAAGAACTGGGGCGATATGGACTTCAGGAAAGGATGGCTCAGGATGGATCTGTTGAAAAAACACAACAATCGGAAAAGAAAAAAGAGATTAGAAAAATTGCAAGTCTTTCTCCTGAGAGACAAGTTAAGTATATAGAAACAGGAAAAATATGATTGAAAGACCAAAACGTAATATAGGACCACATACGGGAATTGTAAGATTTCATATATTTGTTCATAGAAATTTACCAGACGGAAGTTTAGATCCTGAAATTATTGATTGTTCAGATCTTTTTGCCGATCATAAAATATCAAATAGGGGCGAAATCTCTGTAATGGGATTTGATAAATGGGATTGTGTCCAGAAAGTCAAAAACTTACTAGAGGAACTGGGTGAATAATGGCAAGGAATGAAAATGAAAATCTCGACGGGCTGATAATTCCAGACGCAGATCATATTGAAGTTACATACGTTGATAAAACTGGAAACGAATGTGTCGAAAGAGATGCTGTTGCAAAAATTAGTCAACTTCATAACAAAGAAGACAATAGACTAATTAATAATTATTATGTTAAGTATGGCAGAGGACTAATATTTGATCCGTATGGAATGGATATGAATAAATCGAATGCATACAACTTTCAATTTAAAAAAGTTGATGAATCGATATATAATAGTTATGTCGATTATTTAAAAACAAGGCGAGAGATTTTTTTAACCAGCGCCCGAAGAGCTTTTACAAATAGAGGGTATTGATAATGGCAAAGAAAAAAGTAGATACAAAACAAATAATGAAAAAGACTGAAGAGTCTCAAAAGGTCAATATTACAGAACCTAAGATTAGACAGGAAAATGTTCCAAAATTGCCTGATACATATGATATGTTTGCCACGAAGAAAGGTCGTGGTTTTGTAGCCATGACTGAGCAAGCGTCAACCAGAGCGGATGAAACCGCTAAAGATCGACGAGCCACAGGCAATCCAAACAATATTAATGCTATCGTGTCACCAAGACTTGGAAATTGTATTCATAAAATTAGGGAAGATAAATGATTTGTAAAGGATTTAATTCACATATTATGCATTTGTTAAATATGCAACAAGTGCTATGGAAGTGCATTCTTAGTGATGGTACTGAAGCTTGGTCAGATTTTGATATCGCTGACCAGAAAGATCCTTGGAGCAGACTAAGAACATTTTGCAATAATAATTTATTAGATATTGTTGAAGTTAAAGCTATTATTCCGGGAAATCCAGAAACAACAGTGTTTAAGGATGATAATGGATTAGATAATATTTTAATCATTAGAGGAACATCCAAGGATTTAAATAGCGAAGGTGAAACATCATATTCTTTTATGACATTTGGGCAGCTCAAAGAAGATGGAAAGATTCATGTTAGGCGATTTTATTGGCCTGAATGTGAATTCGGGACTTATGTCGAGATCAGAGAAGTCACTCCTGAGAATGAAGCTCTTCTTTATAGAAGAAAAAAACCGTGTGGAGATAGTTGCACATGTCAAAGCAAAGAACAGAGCTAAGCAAATATAAGTCCCCATCTACTGGGGACTTTTGCACTCCTGCTCAGTACGTAGCTGAATTAATTTGCCAAAAACAAGCAACACACGAAAAGGCAGGAACTCTTCCGTATAAGTTTTGGAATTTACCAAAGTGGAAGAGTGTTTATATTAGACAAGTATCCTTGGCAAATAAATTAATTAAAGAATATGGCGAAGAGCCAGTTATTAAATTTACAAAATCTAAAACAGGATCTAAAACCATTTCTTTGGGTGCGAGAAATGTAAAGCAAGAAATTCAAAAAATTAAATTTGCCCTTGACAATGCTCCAAAGCGTGATACTATTGAAGTGATAGAGATCAAAGAATCTACTTATCAATCTAGAAAGTCGTTTGGAGCTAAAACACTATTTCAAAGATTAAAGGAAATTGAAAATGGCGACATTGCCGAATGAAGTTCAAAAGTCTGCGTGCAGCGTAATGGACAAAGACTTTGTTAAAAAATATGGCGACTTTGTAACAACAGGAGATAAAGTTCTTGAGCAAAAGAGAAATTACAAAACGATATCAATTAGTCCTGCTATTGATTTGGCTCTTGGTGGTGGTGTCAAGGAGGGTTCTTGGATGATTCTTTCTGGTCCTCCAAAGGCTGGAAAAACTACAACAACCATGCAAATCATTGCAAACTGTCAAGCTCTAGGTCGAAAGATTATATATCTTGATGTTGAAGGTCGATTAAAAGAAATGAATTTTGAAGTGCCGGGCATTGATCCTTTTAAAGTTCAAGTTATTCGGTCTGGAGATGAACCCTTAGCAGCAGAAACATTTCTTGATATTGCAAGAAAATTAGTAGCAGCAAAAGAAAATGAGGGTTGTGTACTAGTAATTGATTCTATTTCTTCTCTAATGCCGTCCAGAGACTTAGATGAAGATATTAGCGGTATGACTAGACCGGGATTGCCTAAGATTTTATCTGACTTTGTGAAGAAGTTAGGGCAAACAGTTCCTAATCAAAAGTGTCTGGTAATTCTTATTACTCACATGATTACAAATACAAGCGGTTATGGTAAGTCAAAAATGGCTGATGGCGGCGTTAAAATTCAATTCCAAGCAGATACTCGCATGGAAGTTAAAAGCGTAGCACCTTGGGAATCAGCCGGATCTTCCAAAGACAATAAAAATGTTATTGGATTAAAGGTTACATGGGAAGTTCTATGCTCTTCAATTGGCTCGCCGTATAAAACTTGTGAAAGTTGGATTCGTTTTGGACATGGCATTGACAAAGTACAAGAAATTCTTATGATTGCTATTGATGTCGGGCTTATTTCCGTTGCCGGATCTTGGTATAATTTAGACTTTATAGAAAGTGAAAAGATTAAACTTCAAGGCCAAGAAAAAGTTTATAATTATCTTACGGAAAATCCTGAATTATATTTATTGCTAGAATCTAAAGTCAAGGAAATGCTATTTTGAAAATCATGGGACTTGATGGAAAAGAACACTCTTGGATTCCTAGTAATAATATTGTAGATACCGATAAAAGATCAGGACTTCATAATAAAGCCCGGCTACTTTTAAAGGAAAAATATCCAAACGATAGAATCCTTGAAGAGCTGATTCTACCGGGAACTAAAACAGAGAATAGAAAATCCACCCTAAAGGCGGATTTTTTTATTCCTGTCAGATCTTTGATCATAGAAGTTCATGGAGAGCAACACACTAAATTCAATAATTTCTTTTTTAAGAACAAAATTGAATTTTATAAAGCTCAAGCTAGAGATAGAGATAAAAAAAGTTGGTGCGAATTAAATGATTTTCGTCTAATAGAGTTATTTCATAATGAATCAATTGAAGACTGGAGAGAAAAAATATGGAAGACATAGATGTTAAAATTAACAACTTCCATAAAACTATAGATGACTGGATTCATAGCAACCATGCGGATATTGACAATGAAAAATTAGGTGATAGAATATATGAAGTTACACAAATCATTCACATGTCTCGCGAAGATCTCAATAAGATGTCTGCGATTGAATGCCAAACAGCGGTTTATATATTAAATCAACAAGTTGGATATTTAAAAATGAAGATATCAAGAGAAAAAGCTGTGAAAGCATGGGCTGAACAGGGAATCGGATATCTCATAACAGGATCAAAGCATGACAAGTATGCTAAATGGGAAGAAAAGTATTATGAATCTATAAGAAGTAGTCAAACTGGAATAAAATTACAGATGCTTAAAACAACTGCTGACGCTAGAATATTAGCTGGAGCAGCATCGGTCGAAACGATTGAAACCGCAATGAGAGTTCTTGAGAATTTGGCAAGGAGTAAAAGTTATGAGCAGCGATCTTAAAGAACAAGCCAAGAAAATTATAGCAAAAGGGAAAACATTGAATGATCCTGAGCTTATTCGCATGGGGCTTGAGATGTTAGATGTTTATGAAGATGAACCGGAAGTAGTTTTAACTAAATTACCATCTTTAGAACCCAAAAAAAACAATCCCCCTTCTTCTAATAAATTTGACATGAGCCAATTCGCCATGCAAAAAAACACCAGCACCATAGGCAAAAAAAATCGAAAACAACCAATTGAAATTGGACCAAGAGCAAATGCTTTTTTAGACGATGGGAAAGAGCATAGGGATAATAAAAATCTCACTCCTGTTGTCGAATTAGCCACAAGAAATAGAGCGCCAGTAGAAAAACAAAAGGTTGATCAAAAATGTGAAGTATGCGGAAAAGTTGAAAAAGTATTACCACTATATGCTAGAGAATTTTATCGTTGTGAATCTTGTTTATTAAAGGGGAAAGTATGAGTACATTTATTAGTAATGAATTGCCAGTAAAACTTCTTACAGAAACAGCTAAACTGCCAGATAAAGCAAACTTATTTGATGCGGGATTAGATCTGTATTGCGATGAAAAGGAAGTGGTGAGATTAGCACCCGGCGAACGCAGACTCTTCTCTACGGGTATCTCTGTGGCGATTCCAAAGGGGTTTGTAGGCTTGATTTGGCCAAGGTCTGGACATGCAGTTAAAAAGGGTTTAGATACAATGGCTGGAGTGATAGATAGTCCCTATCGAGGCGAGGTAAAAATATTGCTAGTTAATCACGACGAAGATTATCAAGTATATTCTCCGGGAGATAAGATCGCCCAAATGATTATTCAAGAAGCTCCAGACTTCACGCCTGTTGCTTACGAAGATTTGAGTGAAACTTCTCGCGGAGAGAATGGATTTGGGAGTTCCGGGACTTGATATATCTTAAAGTGGGGTTTATACTATTCATAGCATTCTATTGTATTATACTATATAAAATAGTTAATGGTACAATCATAGGAGATATAAATGACAGAGATAATATTTAGTCTTACATTCATCTGGTTAGTGGGAACATTTTTCTTTTTAATAGCATATGATATTTACGCTATTACAAAAGGCAAACCCACAGTTAGTTGGATAGTATTTGACACTAGTCGTAAATGGCCGATTGTGCCATTTTTATTTGGATTTTTAATAGGTGGATTGGCGGGGCATTTTTTCTTTCCAATACCCATCCCGGCAGGACAATAATATGACAACAGAAAATAACATCAAGGTACAACCATTTGCTTTAACAGTAGACAGAGGGTTTATTGTAATCACAGACATACCACAAGATGTATATGATGTAATCTTTGAAAATTTAGGAAAAGAAGCGATTGAAAGAATTGACGATCAAAACACTTGGATTATGGAATTAACATCTGACAATGTTCCCATTCCAGACGATATCGAAAAAATATTTGTTGCTTTGTCAAGAAGCGAAGTTCAAGTGACAAACTTTTTAAATGGTGCTTTTTTTGCGGAAAGTCTTTTAAACCCTTGACAATCATTCAAAGAGTGGTATAATATCAATGTACGGTCAACCTTAACAAAACAATTGGAGATTATAACATGAACAGCTTAGTCGTTTTAGCAGCAATGTCTTTGGGGCAACTTTTTGCAGTCAATCCACAAATTCCAGTGGTCACATATCAACAGATTTATAATGTGCCGCAACCAGTTTTCTATCCAACTATTGTACAATATCAACCATATTATAATTACGCACCGTATTATCCGGTTTATAATTATAATTCTTATCCATATTATAATAACTATTATAATGGATATAATCCTATTCAGTATAGTCTGTACTTAAGAATGAATAACTTAAAAATTGCACCCTAAATAAAGGAAATATAAAATGAACGAAGAAAAGAATCCATTAAATGTTTACAATCAGCTTGAAGTCATTAAAAATGCACTGGCTCAAATTGAAACAATTCATGTCTATGAACTTGCTAATCGTCAATTTGGAACTTCAGCAGAAGAAGAGTTAAAGACGCGAATCGACGAGTTAGATAAGCAAATTCTTGAATATGAACTACAGCTCGCAGAATCACAATCTTATATTGATAGCATATTAGATTCAAACAAAAAATTGCTTGAAGCTAACAATCAACTTATTTCTGAAAAGAATCTAGCGTTAGAAAATCGCCAACTGACACAAGATCAAGCAGATGAAATAATTTCTGCTTATAATAAATTGCCAAGAGTTGTAAAGAAATTTTATGGAGTAAACTAAAATGAGCCAAGCCGTACTTGAAAATTTACCCGTTGAACGTGCCGTACTCGCGGGCATTTGCCAGTACGGTTTGGAGGTTTATGTAGAATTAGATTTCTTACAACCTGAATATTTTAGCCATGAAATCAACCAAGTAATTTATACATGCGTGCAAGATATTGTAAATAACAATCAAAATATTGAATTTTCAAGTATCTTTTCGACTGCAAATAAATTGGGCGTATATGAATTAATCAATAAAGCGACCGAGATGAGTTTCATCCGGTCGTTGTTTAATTTTCCAATCAACAAAGAAAATATACCTAAGTTTGCAGCAAAGCTAACAAAACTTAAACTAGCTAGAGATATTAAAAAAGCTCTATCAGTTTGCGATAAATCACTAACAAAAATTAGTGGTGACGAAAGTATAGAAGATATTATTAGCATAGTAGAAACTCCAATTATGGAAATTACTTCTATTGCTTATAAGGAGCAGAATAATAAAACAGTTTTGCTAGGCGATAACATTGGAGAATACGTAAATTATCTTATAGAGAATCCTAGTGACTACTTAGGAATTCCTACTGGATTTCCAAAATTTGACGAAGCTATTGGTGGCGGATTAAGAAGAAAATCTGTAACATTGATCGGAGCTAGAACGGGGGTTGGGAAAAGTGTTATTTCTACAAATGTTGCAAAATTTGTTTCACAAAAACATAATATTCCAGTATTATATTTAGATACAGAAATGGATCTAGGGGACCAAAGAAATAGAATGCTTGCAAATCTTAGCGGTATAAAAATCAATGATATTGCTAAAGGCACATTCGCTAAAAACTTTAACTTGAAAGAAAAAGTTGTGGCAGCAGCAAAAGTGATAGAGTCTATACCATATCACTATATTTCAATTGCTGGTCAACCATTCGACAATATTCTAAATATTATTAAAAGATGGATACATCAATATGTTGGCTTTGATGAACATGGCAAAACTAACGACTGTTTGATTATTTATGATTATTTCAAACTTATGAGTTCCGCTGGTCTTGGTGCTGCTATGCAAGAATATCAAGCTCTCGGCTTCCAAATTACTAAGATGAATGACTTTTGCATTAAATATGATATCCCGTGCTTATCATTCGTTCAGCTCAACAGAGAAGAAGAGATTGCACAATCTGATAGATTGCAATGGCTTGCCTCTACTGTGGCTAAATTTCAAGTAAAAAGCGACGAAGAAATGGCAGACGATGGAGATGAAAATGGTAATAGAAAATTTGTAATCATTAAAGCTCGTCATGGATCAGGATTAGATTATGGGAATTATATAAATATCAAGATGAATGGGGCTATTGCTAAGCTAACAGAGTGGTTTACAAGAGATGAAATAAAGAATGGAGCGGCAAATGCAGGTCAAGATGACTCCTTTGAAATACGAGAAAGTGAGTCGGGAGAAAATTTATTCGATATGTAATGATATCGGCGATAAATTACCAGAATTATTGGACGCTCTAAAAATTAATTATGGATCATTTGAGAACAGATTAACATTTCCTTGTCCAGTTCACGGGGGAGATAATAATGAAGGGGCATGTATTTTTACTGATGGCAATAAATCTAAAGGAAATTGGGTCTGCTGGACTCATGGATGCGAAAGAAGTCACGGTAAAAATATAATTGGGTTTGTTAAAGGAGTATTGTCAAGTAGAAAAAGTAAAGAAGTTTCATTCCACACAGCTTTAAATTTTTGTCTATCATTTTTAAATAAAACTCTTGAAGATATTCCAGAGGAAAAAGTAAGCGAATCAATATTTGATATCAATAAAATGAATGAAATATTAATGCGTAAACCAGAAAAATACATTTCTGGGTTAACCAGAGAGCAGGTAATTTCAAACCTAGATATACCTTCAAAATATTATATAGATAGAGGCTTTCTAAAAGAAACTCTGGTAGCTTTTGATGTTGGAGAATGTTATAATCCTAATAAGCCAATGGCCAATAGAGCAGTCGTTCCCATATATGATGATGAGTATAATTATATTGGATGCGTAGGAAGAGCAACAAATGATTATACCAAGCCAAAATGGTTAAACAGTAAAGGATTTAAAAAATCCTTTTATTTATATGGTATTTGGATTACTAAAACTCATATTCAAAGAACATCAACAATAGTTTTAGTGGAAGGGCAAGGAGATGTTTGGAGACTATATGAGGCAGGGGTTAAGAATTGTGCTGGTATTTTTGGATCAGATCTAAGTGAAGACCAGCTAATAAATCTTGAAACTCTTGGAATTTTAAATGTGGTTATATTAACAGATTCAGATGAAGCTGGCCAAAAAGCAGCAGAAGGAATTAAGAATAAAGGCGGCAGACGGTTTAACTATTACACTCCAACAATTTCTAAAAAAGATATTGGAGAGATGACTATTGAAGAAATTGAAACAGAACTCAAACCTCAAATACAAGGATTATTTTAATGGGTAAAATTTTAGCATTCTCTGGCAAAAAACAATCTGGAAAGAACACACTAACAAACTTTATTCATGGATATCAATTAAAATCATTTGGAATAATTGATGCTTTTGATATTACCGAAGATGGCCTGTTAATCGTAGAAACCATAGTCAGAGATGAGATGGGGAAGGAAAAATCTGGCAAAGGATTAGTAGACATTACAAGGCATGATATTGAATTTGTAGTATGGGCTATGGATAATGTCTGGCCATTTGTAAAACATTATGCTTTTGCTAGCGCTTTAAAAGAAATAATTATAGGATTATTTGATGTTTCTAAAGAATCAGTATATGGAACAGATGAAGATAAAAACAAACTCATTAATTATACTTGGGAAAATATGCCCGTCAAGGTAAAGGGCAAGTCTGGACAAATGACTGGACGAGAATTTATGCAATATTTTGGAACTGATATTTGTCGTAAAATTTATCCTGATATTTGGACAGATAGAACGATCAAAGATATTCAAGCCGAAGAATCAAAGCTTGCAATTATTTCAGATGCTCGGTTTAAAAATGAAGTACAGGCAGTTCAAAATGCAGGAGGAAAGGTTATTCGTTTAACTAGATCAGTTGGCGAAGATGCTCATCCAAGCGAATTAGAACTTGATAATTACGATGGGTTTGATGCCATTATAGACACTCAAAATTTATCAATTGAAAATTCATGCCATGAACTGATTAAGATTATAGATGAATGGGGTTGGTTTACTGGAGAGGTAATTCCTCCAGTTCCTAAGCCTACAAGAAAACCATCTACAATGTCAATCAAATGATAACAACATATTTTAGGTCATCCAGCCTTAACAATTGGAAGTATTGTGAACTTCAATATTTTATGACTTACGTTCTTGGACATTATTCTCCATCAGGGAAAAAAGCAGATCTTGGAACTATAACTCACGCAGTATTTGAAACCTTAGCAATATGTAAAAAGAGAACACAGTTCAATAAAAGATCTAATATGAAAGTCACTCAGGAACCTCTGGGTGATTTCTCTTTTACCGAAACTGAATTATTTACAGATGGATTTGTAAATAAAATACTCGATAGAAGCTTTGAATTCTATAAAGCAAATTCGCCCCACAACTCATTTAATGAAAAAGATTATCAGTTTTGTTACAAAATGGTTTGGGATACATTAAATCATAACCAAGGGCAGTTTGACCCCCGTAATAGAAAGATAATTGATACTGAGCCTCACTTTGATATTCCAATTAATGAACCTTGGGCAAAATTTACTTTTGATGGACCGGATGGGCCAATTTCTGGAAATCTTGCGATAAAAGGAACAATAGATCTTGTCACAGAGCTACCGGATGGTACAATAGAAGTAATCGATTGGAAGACTGGCCAGAGGCTTGATTGGGCAACGGGCGAAAAGAAAGACTACGACAAGCTCATGAAAGATACTCAGCTTCTACTTTACCACTATGCTATTGGTAAAATGTATCCTAAGTATCGATACACTTTGATGACAATTTTCTTTTGTCGTGATGGAGGCCCATTTACACTCGCTTTCGACAAAGAAGATGATGATAAATTTATCATATACCTCAAAGACATGTTTAAAGAGATTGTATCTAATCAAATGCCTAAACCAATTTCTAGAGAAAGAGCCAGTTTTAAATGTCAAAAGCTTTGTCATTACTATAAAACAAATTGGGAAGGAACAGATACAACTATGTGTCATCATATTGAAAATCAATTAAAGACTATTGGAATGACAGAAACGGTTAAGAATTTTTCTAAACCGGGATTCACAATTGGAAAATATAAAGATCCGGGGGCAGTTGAATGATATTGCCAGTGATAACAACACACTACTCATTATTGAAAGGTTTCATCAAACCCGATGAAGCTGCTAAAAAATGTAAAGAATTAGGCTATACACATTGCTTAATTGCAGATATTGAAACTATTAGCGGTGTTGTTGATTTCTTCAATGCCATGAATAAAGCTGGTGTTGTACCTATTCTTGGAATGCAATCCGATAATGGGTATTACATTGCTAAATCGCTAAAAGGATACAGAGCTTTAATTAAGCTAGCTTCTAAGGAAAAGATAGAATACGACAGGGAGGACTTACAATTTTATACAGAAGACCAACTAGCAATTATGCCAGTTTATTATGCTGAACAAAATGATGCAATTCTTCATAGGATGGTATTATGTCTTAACTTTAAAACTACACTTAAGAAGGCTAAAGATGTGGATATGGGAGAGTATAAAAAGTTCTTTGAGTCTGATCATTATTTCTTTCATCCAACACATAGGATTATACCCAGCGAAAAGCAATACTTTGGAACTAAACGGCTATATTCTGAACTGCAACAGTATAGCATTCTTTCTAAGCCCAAACTACCTCGCGTAGACTGTGCAGATATGTCTGAAAATGATTATCTAACACAGTTATGTAGAAACGGCTGGCGAGCAAAGCTTATGCATTTAAAAGATAGCAAGAAAAAGGAATATACTGATCGGATTAAGTATGAGTTGTCTGTTATTCATGGGTTTGAATTATCTGGATACTTTTTAATTGTGCAAGACATTATTAACTATGTAAGAAAGAATGAGTGG